ACCGTGGTCTTAGACTCTTTGCCCATCCATATGCCGAAGCACCCCGTAAGAGCCCCCATACAGACGCTTACAAGCCCTGACTGGGCAACGCTGGGATCATCTAGCCCCATGAACCAATGCACAGCCTGATAGGTCAGCACAGTGACTGCCAGCATCATCAAGCGCGGCAGAACCTTCCAGTCATCTAATATTGTGTGTGACATAGGGTTTTTCCCTGCGTGGGGAAAAACCCCTCATCAAGTATCGTGTGTACCATCTTCTAAACTCCTTGCATACGCTATTGCGTGGTGCTTGTGGTGCGTTATTATAACAACTTTTCCGTATTTGTCATATACAACGTAATCTCCTCGTTTATTTTGGAATAACCTCAAAGCAATAAACCGTTGTTTGACTCGTGGTAATCAAGACTTTTGCATCCTCAAGAGCTTCTTTGCATTCTTTCTCCGTTGGAAACTGATTGAGTTGATAGTGTTCAATGTTGTTATTGATGACCTGAAACCATAGTAAAAACCACAATCTACCATCTCCCTTGATAACGGCCCCAGTAATAGAAGCCTGTGACAATGCCTAAAGCCGCAATGATGAATACAACTGAGCCAATAACAAAATTAATAACGTTGTCTATCATCTCTTGTTTCTTGTAAGCCTCTTCCTTGCGAATTCGGCGCATCTCGCCCTCGATAGCGAGCACTTCCTCCCAAGCAGATGGCCCGTAAGTCCATGATATATGGTCTTTTATTTCCTTTCTCATGGACTCCATTTTCTTTTTCTGGGCGAAAATTTCGATAGCGTTGCTGCTATTGTCCGACATCATTTTGTAGAACGGAGGGTTCTTAGTCTTGTCTTCCGCATACTGAAAGTCAGAAAAAGCGGCCCCCCACTTTGCGAGAGTGCCGCTCATTTCTTGAATGTCCTTGCCCGCACTAATACCCTGCTTCAGAATATTAAAAGCACTTGTCGCTAGGCCAACTGCTGTTACAGGATCGATCATAACCCATTTACCCGCCAATCAGCCCAAAAAGACCAGCACCAACTCCGCCAGGCATCATGTCTTTAAGATACTTAGCTCTAAGGTCGGTGTCATACTGGTCCGCCATCTGACCTAAAGGAGGAGTAACAGACGGAGCCTTTGGAAATATGCCTGATTCAGGTTGAAACGAAGGTGTACCCATACCGGAATTGGCATTAAAATTGGGAAAGGTCGAGTTAGTAAGGTTTTCTACCTGTTCGACATACGGCTGAACGACATCCTGTGAATAGTCTCGATTAATAGCCGAAATCAAAGGAGACAGAAACTGGCCTATCCCTTGTTGGTTAAAATTGTTCCTGTTCATGCTTTCAAGGTTTTGGGACCCTAACGCATTACCTAAACCACCTAACATCATGATCCTGATCTCCTCTGGCTTGCTTCGCGCTGAACATCAATTCTCAAACGGTTGGTGTCATCACGCCTTTCTGCGATGTCTTCCTGGCTTTCAATCCGAGCCGAATCAGAAACAGCCTGTTGCTGCAAACGTTGATCAGACATATCAATCTCTGCCGCGTCGTTTAAGGCCTTACGCTGCAGATCCTGCTGTTTAATCGAAAGCTCTTGCATGCGGATTTGAACTAAGGGGTCTGACATTGGGTCTTGACCCTGTGGAGTTAAACGTTCCATCAGACCTTTCATTAATTCCATTTCCTGCATGGCAACAAGTTTCTCTATCTCGTCAGGATTCTGCATCTGTTGCTGAACCTCTTGTATTTGCTGTTGTGCAGCGGCAGGGTCAATTGCCCCCGACTGAGACATTAACTGCACCTGAGAAATTAAACCTTGTATCTCGGCAGCAACTGCTTCGCGAGCTTTCTTTGACACATGTTCTAAAATATGTCCCGTAAGAATGCCCATGACATGCGGAGAAGTCATAATAATAGGCAGCTTCATATACATTAGATGTATTTCAATGTGTGCGTCGTGATCTTGACCATCAAAAGCCTGCAACAACTCACCTGTTAAAGCCCTGGCGTTTTCAATCATAGGATCTATTGGCTGAGGCTGCGGAGGTGGAGGCAGAATCTCATCTATGTTCTGTACTTCCAGCGCCTGGTACATACGACGAAACGCAGCATGCAAATTATGTACCTGTGGGTTAGACTGAGCCAACTGCAGCTGAGTTTGAGCCAAGGTGACGCGTTGAGCCATCGAGAAGATGTTTGGATCACTGACTGGAACAACGTCAATACGATCGTCGAAGTCTTGGGACATGACCATGCGGTCACCGCCCTGAACATCGTAAGGATACTCTTGCGGAAGATTATCGCGGAAGATTCGAGCTAAAATACGAAACTCGTTCTTCTGAGCATAGTGCAGCCGCTTGTGTATCGCAGACATTACTTTAGTGCCACGCTCTAGGAGCGCCACAGTGGTGCCTACAGGGGCTTGTCCGTTGCCGTCAGCAGTCTGCTGGTCAGCGAGGGAAACAAAGCGTCTACCGCCGTCTACAAGGCCTCCTAGAAGCGAAGAAAGCGTCGCAGAGGGCTCCTTGTAAGGTAGCGGTATAATTGCGTCCCTAATGTTGCCCCCCGGAGCGTCAATGTCCCGCCACTCACCCGGCTGTAAAGGCTCATCATCGTTGCGAACCCTTACGCCTCTGGCTTTGAACCCTGCCGGGAGGTTAGCAAGAGTTCCAGCATCGACTAACTGTCGAAGGATACTCGTTGCTGCACGGCCCAAGCCACCAATCATATGAATTAACCCAAACCCATAGAACCCAAGACCAGGCATGAATTTAAAGTGTACAAAATACTGTTGCTTCTTCGCTATAGCAGCACCTTCCATCCAGTTGCGTCGGACGGATAAAACTTCTCCAGAACCCTCGTCGATAGTCACGATGTAGGGTAAGCCGATTCCAGTAGGCTCCCCTTCAGGGTCAATATCCTCAAAACCCTCAAGATCCAGGTCTACGTGCATTTCTAATAACGTGTATACGTCGTCAGAGTAGTTGCGTGACGTGCCTTGAATGCTATCTACTTTTTCTCGAACAGGATCATCCGAGTCATCGTGCTCACTGAGCTCCACATCACGGTAAAAACCAGAAACCTGCAACTTACGCACATGGTTGGCGTCCATCCTAAGAACATGAGTAACGCGCGAAGCAGTGTTTAAATCCGAAGCAGAATACGGAACAACTAAGTCTTCCGCTGGAACAAACTTGGACACCGCTCTTTGCATCGCCTCGTCATAGTAGACCTTTTTAAAACAAGACCCAGATAGTGGTAAATAAAACAACAACTGATCCATGTCCGGATCAAATTCTTCCATCACTTCCATAATCTGGTAGTTCATGAAATCTTTTACACGAGAAGCCTGATCCTCACGACTGGAATCCTGTAAACCCAGAACTTGAGTCTTTACAGGACCACCGGAAGGCAACAACTCTTTGTACGACTGAGCCTGGAACTGAGTAACACTTTCCGCAATTAGCGGGTGCGTGACGCCAGAAGCTCCTTCAAATGGTTGAGTGCGATCCTCATATTTAACACCAAGCTGATCCAGGCCTTTTGTATAAGACTCTTGCCACTCAGAACGAGAATCCTGGTCGTCTTCGTAAGACGCCCTAAGCTCTGACGAAATTTCTCCAAGATAGGTCTCATCTAAGTACTCCGCTAAGTTTGCACCGTGATCTAAAGGCGCCTCGGCTTCCATTTGAGCTTCAAATGCCGCCATCTCTTCAACAAGCATGCCGTCAGGAGTTTCTGTGACCTGAGCTCCATTTTCAAAGTTCATCGGCTGAGGCACGTTTACATTTATCGCAGGAAGATCTTCTTGAGGACCTCCCTGCATATTGCCTGATGTTACAATCGGTGGCATAGCCATTAGTAATACTCCCGTTTAGGACGGTACGTTATTTCGTCATCTTCTAGCTCACTTTGCAAGGAAATAAACCCACCTTGCCTGAACCGCATTAATGCTAAGGTCATGCTATCACAAAAGTCATCGTGATCGCCATTAGGAAATGAAACCACCTCTTCAATGACCTCGTCGGCAAACTTTTTATCGCTCGGCGCCCAAACAACTCCCGCTTCAAACAACGGTGCAACCATATGCATACGAGTTATCTTATCACTACCTTTGCCCGGTGAGAACCCCAAGGCTGGGATGCCTCGAAGACGGAGCTCGTCGATAAGGGGTGTACCAGTCGCTTTTGCTTCTACCAGAACCATGTCAGGCTCCCAATACTCATGCTCCTCGTACGCAACTTCCTTTAATTCAGGGAAATTCCATCTTCCTCGTCGCGCATCTAGCAAAACTACGTTGTCCGGGCCGCCCTCTTCGGGCTCAAAAACCCCCCAGGTAGTGATCGCAGAGTAGTCAGCCGTTTCTTTCTTAGAAAAAGCCGTGTCATACGCTTGAAGAACGTATTTCACAGGCGGAATGTCTTCTTTTTCCCAAGGTTTCCACCATTCACGCTTAATTATAGCGGAATCAGACGATGTTGGGGTCTGCTGCCACTGAGCGTTCCATTTTTGCACCGGTAGAGACGCTTTAATAGACAAAAGTGCGTCTTTTTCCCAGAACTCAGGCCATAGTGGATTGTCTGACGGTAAAATTGCAGGAAATTCTACAACTTCCCACTGGTCGGACATAATATCACCGCCCTGTGCAGCAATAAGTCGCCCTGTAAGGTCCTTTTTACCCCATCGAGTCATAACAATTATGATTGCACCACCAGGCTGAAGACGTTGACGTGGCCCAGAGGTGTACCACTCATAGGCATTGTCAAAAGCTGTCTCCGAAAGAGCGTCCTGCTCCGAGTGTGGGTCGTCAATAACAAACAAATCCGCACCACGACCAGTAACCGCAGCTCCAACACCCGCAGCAAAGTACTCACCACCCTTGTCAGTCTGCCATTTGCCGGCGCCTTTGTTGTCTTCTTTCAAATTTGTGTCGGGAAATATCTCTTTATACTGAGGGTCATCAATCAAATCTCGGACTTTTCTGCCAAAACGAACAGCAAGCTCGGTGTTGTGAGTGGCCTGAATGATTTTTAACTTAGGGTTGCGACCTAAAAACCATGCCGGCATCAAAAAACTAGCAAACTCAGACTTAGAGTGACGTGGGGGCATGTTAATGATTAACCGTTTGAGCTTACCTTGAGCCACTTGCTCGAGTTTTTCAGCGATTATCCTATGGTGCCTACCTTCGATGAAGTTTTCATAAACGTGGTGAGCAAACGGCATGAAGTAATCTTGCGCCTGATCCCTTAAATCTAGTGTTTTCTTAGCCTCGGTTAAGGCTAAGATCTCTTTTAAGGCCTCTTCTGGTAACGCTTGTAGGCTCATACTAGCTCTTCATCATCTAACAGGTACTCAGCAGGAAATCTTGCGTCTCCAGTGCCTTGAAGCCTAGCAAGCTGGGCTAAAAGTTCAGGATCGGCGTTAGGTAGGATGTAAGGATTGCCATATCGCATACCACCCTGCACTGTTTCTGCTAAATAAGTGCTTGGCGGCGTAGAAACGGGGCCCGTTGGAGTTTTTTGAACACCTGACTCGGGACGATACGGGGTATACTGACCAACAGAACGTGACTGATACCGTGGCGCGACCGTGGGACGAACACCTCCTATTCCAGCTATACCAGAAGTGTAACCAGCAGCGTTCTCACCTACTGGAGCAGGGCTCGAATCTGGGGTGTATGAAGTTGGAGGAGTG